GGGCCTTAAGTTGGATTAAAAATTCAACATTTCAAGAAAGATTAATTGCGTTCGCCGCGGTTGAAGGTATTTTCTTTTCCGGTTCATTTTGTTCTATTTTTTGGTTAAAATCTAGAGGGGTTATGCAAGGTCTTTGTAATGCTAATTCATTAATATTTAAAGATGAAAATTTACATTGTGATTTTGCTATACACTTAATAAACAACCATATTGAAAATAAACCAAGTGAAAATAAGATTAAAGAAATTTTACTTTCCGCATTAGAAATAGAAAAAGAATTTATTACAGAATCTTTACCTGTTTCTTTAATTGGGATGAATTCAAATTTAATGAAACAATATCTTGAATTTGTAACTGATGGTTTATTAGTTAAATTTGGATGTAAAAAAGTATTTAATGTTGAACAACCATTTAAATTTATGGAACAAATTGCGATTGAAACAAAAGGGAACTTTTTTGAGTCCAGAACTATGGAGTATCAAAAGGCAAAATTAAATGAGACCTTAACCTTTGATTCTGATTTTTAATTTATTATATTAAGAGAACTATGTCATTAAAAATAAAAAAACGAGATGGGGACGATGTTTCATTTAACCCACAAAAAATATATAATAGAATTAAAAAATCTTCAAAAGGTTTAAGTGTTAATTCAGATGAAGTTTTTATTAAAGTAATTACTTCGGTACCAACAGAAGGGGTTATAACTACTAAAGAATTAGATAAACTTGTATATGAAATCGCGGCGTCTTACACCGGAAGTCATCATGATTATTCTAGATTAGCGTCATCAGTTGCGATTTCTTCTTATCATAAAGAAACAAATCCAAGTTTTTGTGAAACTATGAAAGAATTGTATGCCGATAATATAATTCATAAAAAATTAATTGAAATTATAGAAAAATACGGAGAAAATAATATTGATTCTGTCATTAATCATGACAATGATTATAACTTTGATTATTTTGCTTGGAGGTCGTTATCTGAAATGTATTTGCTAAAAAACCCTCAAGGTAAAGTTGTAGAAAGACCTCAACATATGTATATGAGGGTTTCATTATGGGTTACAAATACTTATGAAGAAGCTATTGAATATTATAATTCGTTATCAAACCAACTTATTTCTCCCGCAACACCAATTATGATTAATTCCGGTACAAAAGTACCTCAATTAGCATCGTGTGTGTTACATTATAACAATTCAGATTCAAGAAATGGGTTATTACAAACATTAAATGATATTTCAACTTATTCGTCAGACGCGGCAGGTATTGGATTATCAATGTCAAATATTAGAAGTAAAGAAAGTAGAATTAATTCTTCTGGAGGATATGCTGGCGGACTATTAAAATATTTAAAAATTGTTAACGAGTCTTTAAGATTTTTTAACCAACAAGGTAGACGACCAGGAAGTGCGGCAATTTATATTGAGCCTTGGCATAAAGATATTATGGATTTGTTGGAAATAAAGAAAAATACTGGTGCTGAAGAATTAAGGGCTAGAGATTTATTTACAGCATTATGGATACCTGATAATTTTATGAAAGCGGTAAAAAATAACCAAGACTGGTATTTGTTTTGTCCAAATGAAATAATTAAATCTGGTATTAAACCATTACAAGAATGTTATGATGCTGAGTATGAAGAAAACTATAATAAAGCAGTTTCTTTAGGAATTGGTAAAAAAGTTAAAGCTCAAGATATTTGGAGTAAAATAATTGAATCACAAGTTGAAACGGGGGTTCCTTATTTATCCGCCAAAGACAGTGCTAACCGTAAAAGTAATCATAAAAATATTGGAACAATCAAACAAAGTAATTTATGTTGTGAAATTTATCAATTTACGGATGAAACCACTACAGCAATTTGCACTCTTTCATCAATGGTATTAAAGAATTTTGTAACTGATGGTAAATTTGATTATCAATTATTATTAAACGAAACAAAAAAAGTTGTAAGAGCGTTAAATAATGTAATTGATATAAATAGTTATTCGACTGATAAAGGATTAAAAGGTGGGTTAGAACAAAGAGCAATTGCGATTGGAATTCAAGGGTTGGCTGATGTTTTTTATATAATGGATTATGTTTTTACATCTGACGAGGCTAAATTATTAAATAAAAATATATTTGAAACAATTTATTATGCAGCAATAACTGAAAGTAATAATTTATGTAAACAAGGTATTAGAGAACCTTATAAGTTTTTTAAAGGGTCTCCAATGGAATCAGGTGAATTTCAATTTGATATGTGGGGATTATCTAAAAATGATTTAAGTGGATTATGGGATTGGGACAAACTTAAAGAAGAAGTTAAATTATTTGGAGTTTGTAATAGTTTATTAACCGCTCAAATGCCAGTCGCGTCTTCGGCTAAAATAACAGGTTCATTTGAAATGACTGAACCGGCTCACTCTGCGTTATTTAATCGAAGAGTTGTTGGTGGTGAAATTACAATCGTAAACAAATATTTAATTAATGATTTTGAAAAAATTGGTATTTGGAGTGAAGAATTAAAAAATGAAATTATATTAAATGAGGGGTCTATACAAAATATTAATTTTAATAATCATTTAGATGTTGAAGATAAAAATTACAATAAAAAAGTAAAAAGAATTGAACATTTAATTCCTAAATATAAAACAATTTGGGAGATTTCACAAAAAGAACTTATTGATATGTCGGCAGATAGAGCTCCATTTATTGACCAATCTCAATCAATGAACATATATATGTCTAATCCAACTTTATCTAAAATTACGTCATCACATTTCCATTCTTGGGAAAAAGGACTAAAAACATTATGTTATTATGTTAGAACAAAAGCGATTTCGACAGGGGCGAAACATTTAGCGTTGGACATGTCAAAAATAGAAAAACCTTTAACGACTCCAGTAAAAACAATGACGTATGATTACGTTCCAAATAGTAAAAAAGGGTTAGACTCTGATTTTGAATGTTTTGGATGTTCATCATAATATAGTTTAAATTTATATTTTCTACCTCGCATAAAAAAAGACGACACTATATTTATTATTAATGGCGTTTGGAAAAACATATGGGGTTAGTTTCCCATTTAATGACTCTCAATATGGAGATTATTTAAATTTAACATTTACTTCGGATGAAGAAGTAAGAAGTAATTTAATACATTTGTTATTAACAAGAAAAGGTACTAGATATTATATGCCTAATTTTGGAACTAGATTATATGAATATATTTTTGAACCTATTGATGCTCAAACATTTTCACAAATTGAATTTGAAATACGGGAAAATGTTGGTGAATATTTACCACAATTAACTTTACAAAATATTTCAATTACGGCAGCGTCTGATGGTGAAGAAAATAAAGGTACGTATATTGACGCTAACGGAGAAAAAACATTTACGGTGCCCGGAATTGCAGAAAAAGAACATACGGCAAAAATAAGAATTGACTATCAAGTTACATCCGATAGTTTTGCATCTAGTGATTTTGTAATTATCAATATTTAGTAATATAATGGCAGACAAAAAAATATCATATGTAACAAGAGATTATCAAGGGATAAGACAAGAGTTAATTAATTTTACTAAGACTTATTACCCTGATTTAATTCAAAACTTTAATGACGCGTCTATTTTTTCTGCGTTAATGGATTTAAACGCAGCGGTAACTGATAATTTACAATTTAATATTGATAGAAGTATTCAAGAAACTGTATTACAATACGCTCAACAAACATCATCAATTTACAATATTGCTAGAACGTATGGGTTAAAAATACCAGGTCAAAGACCTTCAGTTGCTTTAGTTGACTTTTCAATTACAGTACCTCCTCTTGGAGATAATGAAGATTTAAGTTATTGTGGGATATTAAGAAGAGGTTCTCAAGTTGTAGGTGGGGGTCAAATATTTGAAACTGTATACGATATAGATTTTGCGGCCGCAACTGGTGGTGATGGATTTCCTAATAGAATTAAAATACCTAATTTCAATGAAAATGGAAGATTACTTAATTATACTATTAAAAAACGAGAAACCGTTGTAAATGGTCTTACAAAAGTATTTAAAAGGGTTATAACCTCAAATGACGTAAAACCGTTTTTTGAATTATTTTTACCTGAAAAAAATGTTTTGGGGATTACAAGTGTTATTTTAAAAGATGGGACACAATTTACAAACATACCTAGTAGTCAAGATTTTATGACTATTGATGGAAGATGGTATGAGGTAAATGCGTTAATTGAAGATAAAGTTTTTATTGAAGACCCAACTAAAGTTTCAGACAATCCTGGAATAAAAATTGGAAGATACGTAACGGCATCTAATAAATTTATTACTGAGTTTACACCTGAAGGGTTTTTAAAAATGACTTTTGGAGGTGGAAGCCAATCCGCTGATGAACAATTAGCCGAATTTGCAAGAAATGGGTACAAGTTAGATTTATATAAATATTCAAATAATTTTGCTTTAGGTAGTACACTTAAAGCCAATACCACTTTATTTATTCAATATAGAATTGGTGGTGGGGTTTCAACAAATGTTGGAGTTAATGTTATTAACCAAATAGGTACTGTTAATTTTTCAGTTAACGGGGCGTCATCATCTGTTAATACAAGTGTTGTTAATTCGTTAGGTTGTACTAACGTTACTGCTGCTATTGGTGGGGCTAATACGCCTACTTTAGAAGAAGTAAGAAATTTAGTTGGTTATAATTTTGCGGCACAAAATAGAGCGGTAACCATTAATGATTATGAATCGTTAATAAGAACAATGCCGTCACAATTTGGAGCTCCAGCAAAGGTGAGTATTACTGAAGAAAATAATAAAATTAAAATAATGATGTTATCTTATGATGATAGCGGAATGTTAACTGAAACAATATCTAACACACTTAAAAGTAATGTTGCGAATTATATATCTAATTATCGAATGATAAATGATTATATTTCAGTTGAGTCTGCAAATGTAATTGATTTGGGAGTTTTAATTAATATTATTCTTGATAATACTCAAAATCAAGGAGCGGTTATTTCTTCAATTGTAAATGAAATATCTAATTTCTTTTCTAGTGGAAATAGACAAATGGGGCAAAATGTAAATGTGTCAGAACTTAGAAGAAACATACAAAACCAAAACGGTGTAATATCTATTTCAACCATTAGTTTTTTTAATAAAGTTGGAGGTTTATATTCGTCATCACAAACGTCTCAAAGATATATAAATTCGGTTACAAAAGAAATTGAATTAATAAGTGATACTATATTTGCCGAACCAAGTCAAACATATCAA